ATTCGAGGAGCAATCGAATTTTCCTGTTTTTTGCTAAGTTCCAAAAAGTCGTCGATTGCATCATTATATTTATTGACAGACTTCATGTCGTGATTCACTATGGCGCTGTCGCGCAATCGAGCAAGGTGACTTAAAAAATCTGAAGCCATGAATTATCTCTTCGAGAAAATTCTGTCCATTTCGATGTCTTCAATATTGCTATCCACATACGACGCATATATCGCGCGAGAAATAGCCTCAATCGAGTCATCATTCAATTCATGCGCTCCGAATACGTTAATTCCATTTTCGGCACGAGAAATATGTACGCCGTGGTATTCAGCAACAGTGTCAACCGCTTGTTTTACTTGCGATATGAGCTGAGGCTCAACCTTGATGAGAATGGAATCATGAATCGTGCTTTGCAGAGCAGTTTTGACGGAAATGTCATTGCCTTCCGAAACTGAAACATATACAGAAGAGAGTGACTTTCTCCTATTTCTAAGCTGATTGGCAGCGGTTCTCATTCTTTCTGCCGCTAGTTCTTGTCTTATTGCCCGTCTGGCTTGAGCCACTGTCATTTCGTTTACTTCAGCCACCCTTTGAATTGCCCGTTCTTTGGCTCTTTCTGGGGCTCCAGAAGGGCTGTTTGGGTCATTTTCCATATCTCTCAACATGCTCAAAACCGTTCTTCTTCTGGTTCCCCTGGAAGACAGCGGTCCGCCTACTTTCATGGCGGGCTCTATTAATCTGTTTATGGTTGCTGCAATCTTTTCTGCTTCTTCATTGGTGACTCCGTTGTTGAGCGCAAGTCGAGTTAGCTCAGCGTCCATTTCTCTGCCGAGTTCCAAATCTTTCTTGGTCTGTTTTTTGGACACAGGGCCTTTTCTTGCGGAAATTCTTTCTTGAGCCGTGGCCATTAGTGTCGATATTTTGGCAGATGTTCGTTTTCTTTCTTGAGCCATATGGCGCTGTTCGGCTCGACGGATGTCAATTCTTTCTACGCCGTATTTTTTTGCTACATCCTCAAGGGATGCTCCAGTCATTCTTTCTTTGTATATGGCTGCGTCAAATTTGCCGTTTCTCACATCGTTTGCCTTACCCATGCGACCTGTGATGGTTGCAGGAACACCGGGTCTTTCCGGAACCCTCGTTGGGACCGACGGAGCGGGGGCTGGTGCGGGAGCCGGCTGTGGTGCTGGTGCTGGTCGAGGGATTTCATTTGGCTTAGGGATTCTGAGTGGTTTTTCTTCTCGTTCTGGAACTTCTTGAGGAACGGTTCGTGGTGGCATCATCTTTGGTGCCTTTGGCTTCTTGTATGGAACATTATCCCTACCATCGCGCCCAGTTCTGAATCCGTCACCATCTCCATCGAACTCTGATGGATTAACCATTCTCCTTGCCGAACGGCCAATACCACGAGCGCTGCGCGCGGCTCTTGCAATGGCCTTTTGTTCAACGTTCTCAATTGCTGTTATCACAGCATTTCGCGCGTCTTTTTCGTACCAATCGATGTTTGGAACAACAAATCCATCGGCGAGTAGCTCGACGTCAAAACCGTGATACTCAGAAACGTTATTCGCTACTTCGTACATCTCCATGTTTTCTGTCTTGATGAAAAGATGGACACCCGGGTTGTTGTTCTTGAACTCTTCCCAACTTGAAAATGGGTCGGACTTTCCACCGCACGCTCCACCACATCCGCACCCTCCCGGCTTCGGCGCAGCGAGCATGTTCGGACTTTTTGGTATTGGTGCTCCAGATGTTTCTCCGTTTGAATCAACTGGAAGATAAATTGTTTCGACTCTAACCTTTTGGGCTGGGCCAAACATGAAATCTGACTCATTTGGTGTGTGGTACGCAGCGCGCATTGTCTCAACCATTCCGTCTTTCATGAGGTCAAACACAACGTTGTTGCTGTCTGCTTCGCGGACGGCGACTTCACCACCAAAGTGAGTTGAAATTGCTTTTGCGATTGAACCCATTCTTCCCATTGTTGGATTTTCGGATGGGTTCGCGATGGAATAGATTGAAATATTTTTTTCTTCCATCTCAACCTCACTTGACTTCTTCTTTGAATTCTCATAACGCTCAAGCATGCGACGTCCTTTCGCTGCGAGTTTTGCTGCATCAGAAGCATCCTGTGGTACCGGCTCACCCCATGCGGCTGCAGAAAGCGCAAGGCGTGTTGGGCGACCCTTTTCATCCTTCATTGGCCCAGATGGATTAGTGAAGAAGCGAGTTAGGAAAGAACCTTTTCTGCGCATTTTTTCTGGCGTATTTGCTGCTCCCTTAACTCCTGGCTTCAGATTTGCCCCTTCGGTGCGCTTGAAGTGTGCGCGACCAGCAGCAGTAAGGCCGCCCTTTGGGTCCCTGAGCTTTTCTCCTTTTTCCTCAATGGGAACACAGTTTGGAACCATATTTCCATTCTTGCCCCTCTTCATCCCAACCTGCTTGTAGCCATCCCAACAAGGTCCGCCCTTGACTTCTTCGTTTTGCTTATCTGACTTGATTGAAATTGTTCCTGTGAGCTGATTTGCTCCATGCAATACAGGGCTGACTTCGTATAGTTCAACTTCTTTGAGCATGTTGGCTTGCTTTGTTGTGTCGAATACTGCGTCCAAAGTCTTGTACCCAATTGACCACTCTTGCTCTTCACCAAAAAATTTTACGTTTGCGAATGCTTCGCGACCACGTTCTGAAGCAAGGTTGAACTGTACTTTGGCAAACAAACCACCAATACCATTGGCTTTCATCTTCGCTGGAAGACGTGGGTCGTTTGGTCCAACTTCGTAAATTTCAAGAACTTTTCCAATTGGTTCGTTCCAGTTGTGGCCCCATACAACGCGAGGCTTGCGTCGTCCAAGAGAGCCATTGAAGCAACCAGGTAGGCATATGTCCCCTACGCTGTCCTTATTGCCAATGCCCGCAACAAAACACTCAACTATTCCCTTTGATTCAATCGTGTTGATTTGCCCAGGAATCGCTTTGTATTGAGTTTCAGTAAAGTCATTGGCAATATTGCTCATGTTGTGGCGCTTTCCATAGTGTTTATCCAATGATAAACAATTATGAGACAGTTCTGGCGAAACTATTCTCGAGTTTTAGTAAAGTCAGATTGAGAACGACAGTCTGCACCTGCAGTTAATTGTTAGGTGCGGCGGAGCCAGTGGGTCTCCTGGGAATCTAATGTCCTTGCCTGAAACACTAAACGCCGAATCAATCGATGTTGTATTTCCGTCGAGCAATCTATGTTCCGGCCTGACCTGAGCATCCTTATTTGCAATCCAGGTCTTCGTCGATGCGCCTATCCCTTTGGCAGCATGATAAACGCCAGAGTTATAGGCAGTTTGGGACTCATGTTCCGCGATTATCCTGCGGCGCTTCGAAAGCAGGTTCATGAATATTGCGAGCAAGGCTGCTTTCAACATTCCAACCCTATCCTCGTCATCGGCAAGAGCAAGAGCGATAAGAATTGCTGAAGCTATTTCATCTTTGGTTGTTGAATTTATTTTCTTCATTCGCTCCATCTGCGATTCGATATCTTGTTGCATCTCTTCTGAGTTTTCGTCCGCGGGCATTCCTGCTTGTTCGCTCACCAATCGCGTGGCATCAGCAGAAATACCTGCGATAACTGGCTTTACATCTTCTTCAAGCTGCTTATTCCAGACCTGCTCATCAAAGATGTTTTCTACAGTCAAGGTGCCAGAGGTGATTAGTTTTTTTGATTTTGCTCCAGAAGCTTTTTCCATCACGACACGCTGCTGTCGCTCCATGAATCTTTCAACATTTCTATCAAGAATTTCAACCCATCGGTCCGCGTTTTCAACGGCTTTTTGCTCCCACTCAGAAAGTTCTTTATTGGCAGACTTGAACTGCATTCCGTTATCAAACGCTGATAGTGCGGTCGGCGAAGCCATCACTGGTTGCTGCTGCCCCTGTCCTTCTGCGGCAAGCGCTTCAGTCATGGTGCTCGGTTTTTCATTAAAATTAACTAATTGAGCAGGTATCTCACCTGGCGCAGCCGGCTGTTCTGGTTGCCCTGTGGGTTCTTGTCCGGGTGCTGGTGGTTGTCCATCTGGAACCATTCCTGCCGCCGCAACACCGGGCATTCCCGGCTGCGCGCCACCCGCAGCCGCCATTTGTGCTGCCTGTTGTGTTGAATCAAACTTCTTATCGGTGTATCCAATCGGCGTGAGGTTTGGATTGGCAAGCATTGCTTGCATTAGGTCGGAATCAATTTTCTTTCGACCCGTTTCTCTTCTGTATTCATTTCCACTAATGAGACCGTTCTGAAATTCATCAAGCAAATAACGTTCTCTTTCTTGCTTGTAAAGAACAAGAATTGGAACTTCCGAAGTGTCAAAGTCAATGTAGTACTCATCATCTAGCTCATCTAGGCCGCGCCCAATCAGCTCCATGTGCGGCAGCATTGTTTCATTCCAAAACACTCGATGCTCTTCTGCGGCATTACTGAAAGTTCTTCCTGATGCATTGCCGATGACTGACTCTGGAACTCCGAAGGAAGCAAGAATTTCTTCTTTGGTGATTTGTCGCATCTGGATATAGTTGGCGTCACGAGGATTTGAGCCAGTGTCCACATAGTCGACACCTTCGTCTGATGAGACAACAGTCACTGCACCGGCGCGATTTATATTTCCACGGAAACGACTACGCAATTCATCTTTGTCGTCGTCATCTATTTCCCCTCGCACAACAAGCAAACCACCCGGCCTGCCGTCGTTGAGCAGGAAATTCCTGTTATAAATTTTTGAAAGATTTTCTATTTCAATAGCGACACCAGCTGATTCAAGTGGAGTCAGTGACAGATATGGGTCTAGGGGGTGAGGCTTGCGAATCCATATGACATCTTGCGGTTTTAGAATTGCTTTAGTGCCGTTCCGCATGTCCACTTCAAAACCTGCAATGAAATTTTTTGCATCTGGAATTGGGGATGTGTGTTGCGGTGGAAGAAGGTGTAGCGCTATGACTCCACCATTTCTCCCTCTGACCTTCTCAATAAATGCACCCCTGGTTGACATGAGTAGCTGAGAAGAAAGCCTGTATCTGAATACAAAAGAGTTTTCGCCAATATTTGCTTTAGTGTTTAGCAAATTGAGAATTTTATGGTCTCTGTTATTTTTTACAATTTTTCCGTCTGGAGAATTGTCTTCGCGGAGTATTGCTGGAAGTCTTGCTTGGTTTCCTGCTATTGCGTCAATACACCTATTAACCCATGTGACCTTCTGCATTCCCTCTCTGTATGCACGTTCGATATCCCAAGAGTCCCTATAGGGTTTGCCTTGAAGACCGGTGTTGTATGCAACTGGGGCGCCAGGTCCAATAGCGGACTTTTGCCCTGACGATGAAGCAGATTTGTTATTGGTTGAGTTCCAAGCCATGTTTTATGATTAATCCAGTCCGAGCAGCAGGCCAACAGCCCCACAGCACACGCCAGCCACTACGAATCCGACCGGAATGCTAAAAATAAACGCACCTGTTGTAGTCATAATTATAAATGACCCCATAAGGAGATTGGCAGCTCTTGCCCTAGTAAACCATTGTACTATTTTCATGTCTCCTCATCAAAAACAGAACATTGCATAATTTAATACTAGTATGGTTTATCATTCTCGGCAGAGAGCAGGCTTATAAATGACGAATTGGGACAAAGTTCTCGAATATCTAAAACCGAAGGAACCGCTTTATTGTCCTGAGGCGCCATCCATAACTCAGAAAGTATTTTTGCGTTCTTACTCCATAGAGGCATTATTCGGTGGGGCTGCTGGCGGAGGCAAGAGTTCAGCCCTACTCATGTCGGCCCTGCAATACGTTGACATCCCTGGGTATTCAGCGATTCTCTTCAGAAAGACTTACGCAGACCTCGCGCTCCCCGGCGCCCTAATGGACCGATTCCGCTCATGGATTTCAAATTATGACGAAGTCCATTGGAATGGCAGCACCTATGTGGCCACCTTTCCGTCTGGGGCTCGAATATCATTCGGGTATCTGAACAACACCAATGACTACCTTCGATATAAAGGTTCGGAATTTCAATTTATTGGAATGGATGAGGTGACCGAAATCAGGGAATCTGATTATCGATACCTGTTCTCTCGCTTGCGCCGACCAGCAACAGGCGAGCTTTCCAAGGTTCCGCTGAGGATGAGGGCGGCTTCAAACCCAGCACCCAACTGGGTCAGACAAAGATTCATCGTGGAGGGAGCGGATTCTGGGAGGATTTTCGTTCCGTCGATGCTTACTGACAACCCCGGAATCGATGCTGACTCATATCGTCAGGCCCTGTCCGCCCTGGACCCGATTGAGCGCAGAAGGCTCGAGATGGGCGACTGGTGGGCTACTACTTTAGGAACTCTTTTTGATAGAACTAATTTTGTTGTTATTGATTCCTCTGAAGTTCCACAGGTGTTGTCATCTGCGCGTGCCGTAAGATTCTGGGACTTGGCGGCCACCGAACCATCGTCTAGCAATCCAAACCCCGACTACACCGTTGGAACACTGATGCTTTTCGACCAGGGCATTGCCTATGTTCTGGATGTGCGCAGACAGAGAGTTAAAAACGAAAAAGTAGAACAGCTAATTGCACAAACAGCTTATGAAGATGGTCACTCTGTTGCAATCAGGATGGAGCAAGAACCGGGTTCGTCTGGAAAGGCCCTAGTTGACCAATATGCCCGATATGTCGTTCCTGGGTATGATTTTCAAGGAATACGCTCCACTGGAGACAAGCTAACCCGTTCCCGACCCTTTTCCGCAGCGGTTGCAAATGGCAATGTCCGTGTCGTGCGAGGCTCATGGCTAACCGACTGGTTCGACGAATTTTCATCCTTCCCTGAGGCCTGTGACCACGACGACCAGGTGGACTCGGCGGTTGGAGCTTTTTCATTTTTAGCTGGTTTGGGGTTGCCGCAGCGGCGTCCGGTGTCTATAATCATCTGACAAAGTATCAACTAGAGCAAGGGGTATATATGAGTAACGAAAACATCACTACGTCCGAGTTTAAAGAACTTGTCGCAAAAATGACAGAGGACTTCATGACTTTGGATAAATTGTTCAAGGAAATGTGTTTGAGCGATGAACCGCTTTCCGAAGTCGCGGATGCAATGGTAAGCGTTCATGCTCTTAAGGCAGAAATGTCAGTTATGTACGACTCGGTTTGTCATTCCATGATTGGCAAAATGGCCAACGTCCCAGAAGTGTCATCTAGCGACGGAAGTTTAATCGAGAAAAAGGGTGGTTCTGACAGGAAGAAGTGGGACCACGAAGGCCTTGCAAAGAATGTTGCTAGTCGAATCAATGACATGGCGGTTGACCTTGATACTGGAGAGGTAATCATGACCCCACAGGACATGATGGTAAAGATGCTCGACTTTGCAGCAGTTTCATACTGGCGAATAAAAGAACTTGCCAAAATTGGAGTATCTGCAGATAGCTTTTGTGAAGTGAGCGAATCCAAAACAAGCATTATCGTACGAAAGGCAAAATAACAATGACAAACATCTACTCCCAACTAACCGAGCCATTTCCACAAGAAATGGAGCGCTCCCTCAATAAGGGTGGTGCCAATCTCGCATACATTCCGGTGAGCGAAGTTATTAATCGCATGAACAAAATCTTAGGAGTTGAAAACTGGTCGTTCACTGTAAAGAACTGGCAACAACTTGGTAATTCGATTGTCGCTCATGTTTCTGTCGTGACAACTATTTCTGGCAACACCGTAACGCGTGATGGTGTTGGGGGACAAAAAATCAAGATGACCAAGCAGGGCGAACCAGTGGATATTGGCGACGAGGTCAAGGGCGCTGTTTCTGATGCCCTTAAAAAAGCCGTGCAGACAATGGGTGTGGGTCTTTACCTTGCTCGCAGTCAAGACGCCATCGAAATTGAACAGGTAATGGAGGCCGAGATAGTTACTGCCTCGGAGCCACCTTCGCCATCAAAGATGACCTGGGAAAGCTTCATGTCTGTAAGTAAGGGTTTGAGCAAAGACCAAAAGGAACAGTTGCGTTCTGCGTGGACACAGTGGAGCGACGGCAAGCCAACACCCACAAAAGACACCGTTACCGAAGAACAGGCAAATTTTCTCCTTACAGAAGCAACTCGTTTAACATTTGGTGGGACAATCATAGAAACGCCTGCCAAGTGAGCGATGTAAAACCAGAGCTTCCAGCACACCTTTCAGCTTCGTCAATTCAAACGTACATTCAGTGTCCGCTGAAGTTTAAGCTGTCTCGTGTCGACAAAATTCAAGAGCCGCCAACGATGCAGACATTGTTGGGAAATTTCGTACACGATGTGCTGGAGCATTTCTACGTCGCCTATCAGCCGGAAGAGAGGACTGTTGTGTCTGCTCGACACGCATGTACTCACGTATGGTCCAGTGGCGGTTGGGCAGACAGGGTTGCCCCTTATCTGAAGAGAACGCCAATCAACGATTTTCGATGGAGCGCATGGTGGTGCGTGGAGAACATTTTCCTTCTTGAAAACCCGTCTCTGGTTCAGCCATCTGGAATCGAATACGAAGTCCTTGGCGAGATAGATGGCGTTCTTATTAAGGGATTCATCGACAGGTGGACGGAAATCGATGGGGTTGTGACAATCACGGACTACAAAACCGGAAAAACTCCAGCGCCTAAGTACATGGCGGATAAATGGTTTCAGCTCAGCCTTTACGCGATTCTTCTTGCCGAATTAGAGAATAAGCAATCATTCAACCTGGAGCTCTTATACCTAAAAGACGGTGTTGCGAAAAAACATTTGCCAACTGCAGATGATTTTTCAAGCACGAGAAATACAATAACAACAACAAAGAAGGAGATAGTAAATTCTTATGACAATTCAACATGGACAGCGATTCCATCAAACCTCTGCAATTGGTGTCACTTCAAGTCAAATCTCTGTACATATTGGAACCCAAAAGATGAATGATGATATGTTTGCTCGCCTTGTTGCAGAGGATGTCAAAAATCGAGTGTCGGACACACAGAGCGAATACATTCATTTGCCTCAAAATCGTGAGCGATGGAAGAGAGCCCTTCTCGCATTGGTGCGAAATCTTGATGAGCAAATTGCCGACATCAAAGACGATAAAGAACTTGATTCCCAGAGATACGCAGATTTGGGTTCTGACGGCACGGTACTCCTAGCCGAAGCAATGCAGTCCTACGATGGCAGGCTGACGAAAATTGAACGCTTCAGATTCTTTGTCAATAAGCGTCTTGATTACGTTGTTTCCCTGGGTGAAGATGAGGGTGCAATCTCTCGTGCGAATTTCCTTGAGTCCGCAATCCTAAAACACAAGTCACTTATGGATGAGTTCGACATGGAGCCAACCGACATCGATGTCGCCTTGTGGGCATCGTTAGAAAATAAATGGCAGTTCGACGATGTAATATCTCCTGAGTGAGATATCGTTCAAAAAAGAAACAAAAAGAGTATTTGCTTAGGCGTCCACTCGTAGAAAAACTTCTGTCAGAAAAACCATTTTGTGAAGCATGTCCTGTGTTTGCTGAACATGATGAGAAGTTGACATATGTTCGTAACAGAAGTTGCGACATTCACGAAATAATTAGACGCTCTCAGGGTGGGTCGATACTCGATGAGGAAAATCTTCTTGCGGTATGCAGGCCATGTCACAATCGAATTGGAAACTATCCGCAGCTTGCTTTTGATTTAGGTTTAGCCAAGCACGGCTGGGAACGTTAAAACATTACTTGCGTTTACAACACGAAAGACATTTCAGTTGTAGAATTAATATCCTTAGGACCGTTATAGGCGCGAGGGCCGGGGGCACAGGGCAACGTGCAGCCCCCGGTTCTTGCGTCTCTTTTTTTATGTGCGCGCCAACATCTCTTTACCTGAGCTAATAATTTTGTAATGGTACTCTAAGGTCTTACAGCCGTTTCTGAGAAAAGAAAGGCAGGTGGTCCAAGGTCTAGTGGTGAATAACTACGCAAAGTAGACATGGACGTCTGTCTGTGTTAATTCCCGTCGGGATTACACCCGGCGGGTCTTTGTTTGTGGGGTAGAGTTTTGCGTGCCCATGAACATCCTAGGTCTCGACCTATCACTTACATCCACTGGGTATTGCCATGCTGGAGAAGCTGGTTATCTTTCTTTTGATTTATCTGGAGCTGAAAGATTGAGGAAAATAGCCAGCGAAATTGGCAATATTGCGGTTTCCAACAAAATACAATTGGTAGCCATAGAGGGTTATTCTTTTGCATCAAGAAATTCTCAGGCTCACTCAATCGGGGAGCTTGGCGGTGTCGTCAGGGTTGCCTTGCTAAATCTTGATATTCCATACATAATCGTGCCTCCTACCTGTCGAGCAAAATTTGCCACAGGCAAAGGGAACGCTGGCAAGTCAGAAGTCATATCTGCAATATCAGCTATTACGGGAATAGTTTGGAAAGGGGGGCATGCTGATGATATGTGCGATGCGTGGGTTCTTGAAGAAATGGTTTTGGCAAAAATTGGAAATGCAAAATATAAGTGGTCAAACATTTCTCTCTCGGCGCTAGAGAAGATAGACTGGTCCCCACTCGAAGGGATAGAAAATGAATAGAAGTCAACCAATCAGCCAGGTGGACATTGAGCGAGAAATGATGAGATTGCTCGACCTGCTCGAAAAAGAAACTGAAAACTTTGAAATACTCGCCGTGGACGCGGCAAAAAAGGACGCCAGGTACAAGGCGGAATGGGCAAAAGAATATCTAGGAGCTGCTGGTAAGGGGCACAGAACAATCACCGACAGAGAGCAATGGTCTCATTACAAGATGGAACAAATGAAAGAGGATTACGAAATCGCGGAAGCACTAGTTAGGGCAAAGCGAGAAAAACTTCTTTCACTCAGGACGAGTATTGATGCCTTGCGAACCCTCAACGCCAATGTCCGCGCCCAGGTTTAGAAGTGAATAACACAGAAACATCTTTAATTAATCCTTCTTTGCTGAAGCCGGCTACATGGAGGGCAAATTATATTCTCAAGCCTGACCTTAAAGTGCTTATTTCTTCAATCGAAAAATACGGACTTTTAAGCCCAATCATTGTGCAGAAAAAATCAAACGTGATAATTGATGGCCATCAAAGAGTGATTGCAATATCTCAATCCAAGGCGCTGACTAAGCAGTACTCAAAATCAATCACCTGCATCGAATTGGACATATCAGATTTGGACGCAATGATTCTCCACGTCCAAATAAATCGCGGTCGAGGTTCGGTTGTTGCTAAACGGATGTCCGACATTGTCAAGAAGATACATCAAAGTAGAGTTTATTCGATGGATGAACTAGACGAGATTTTTAATATGACCGTTCAGGAATCCGACATGATGCTCGACGGTTCACTGGTTAAAATGCGCAAGGTTAAAGAACACGCCTACTCGAGTGCGTGGGTTCCAATCGAAGCACCTGCAAAATCATCTGACAAAATCGTGTTAGAGAAGCCACCAAACCAGGACCGTTGACACACCTAGAATCCAATGGTGTAAACTTTAGTCAAACGCTGAAGAGGTAGCCATGGAACAGAACACCGTCAGAGATAGAGAAATCGGTGCATTGACAAGAAGAAATCCGATAACCGGAGGTAATCGTCCTGCATGGTGGCGTCGGGCCACAGCCTACGGCTTGAATCGTCTTGCTGACGCCGTGTCTGGTCAAAGAACAACGCAGTCCGGCACCGGTCGAGCGCTTTTGAGGGAAAGACGAAGGCTGAATCTGGCAAGAGCCACGTGAGGTCTTAATGCTTGTTACTGCTTCTGATTTAGCAATTTACATGGACGTCAAGTTCAGTTTGCGGCAACTTGATGCTGCTGAATTTGTGCTGAATGGTCTCCAGAGTGAGCTTGAGGCTTTTTTGCGTAGGCCGGTAGAAGTTGCCGAGCATACGGAGCAACATGTAATACCAAGTTATTTTCAAGGAGTTCCAGCCACTTCTTTTTTCTACGACCAATCGCTGGACACTACGGACAGTGGATTGAACTATATTCAGCCTTCGATTGTTCTTAGCTTAAGAAACACACCTGTCGTAACCATAAAAAGTGTTTCGATTGGAAATCTTTCACAAGTGCCAATATTCATGGCCGAAGCAAAGATGCGTACAGCGACAATAACCGGTGCATCACAGTCTGGAACGGTGGTCACATTTAGCGCTGCAAATACTTTCACGAAGGGTCAGAGAGTTGTTGTTACAGGAGTAACTCCAAACTCATACAATAAATCTTCATTTGAAATTACCGCAGTAACAAGTACAACTTTTTCTGTTGGCGGTTATCAGAGCGGGTTGTCCGCTTATGTATCTGGCGGAACCGTAACTGCAACCGGAAACGACTACACAGTTCATAGATACGGAATTGAGTTGTACAGAGGTTTTCCTAACGACGTTGTTGAAATTGTCTACACCGGCGGCCTTGATGGTGAAGCGATTCAGATGTTTAAACTATTTATTCTTCGTGCTGCCACAAGAGAAATGCAAAATATGCACGATGACGTTGTTGGAGTTAAAGACTTAACGACAAGAAATGTTGCCCCTCTTGAAACTGGTTTTTCAGAGAGAGAACTTCTTGCTCTACGTAGGTGGAGAAGGCGACGCATTTAATGGACATTGAAATAGGCGTAAGTACCAGGGGAATGGGGTCCGCCATTGCCAGGCTTGGGGCCATGTATTCTCGCGCCCAAGTGCTCACTCCGGTGTTGATAAAAGCAAAACAAGAAGTGCGTATGGCAAATGCTGCAAACTTTACAAGTAATGGTCTCCTGGTTGGCGGGTGGAGACCGCTTGATGCTCAATATGCATCGTGGAAGATGACTCGATTCCCCGGTATGCCACCGATGATAAGGACTGGAAAATTATTCGCATCTCTTTCTGGTGCCAACGGCTCGATTGACACAATGACGAATACATCTTTTTCTACTGGAACGTCTGTGGAATATGCAAAGTTTCATCAGTATGGAACTACAAAAATGCCAAAAAGAAAAATTGTATTTGAGCCACCGCTGTTTGCCAAAAAGCTCGGCGGCGATACTGTTTCATACATTGCAAACGGCGAGGTGTTCTGATGCCAGCAGAATTAATGTACGGAGCTCAATTTGCAAAGTCATTCGTAAACGACTATTTAACCGACGACATTCCGCGCAGATTGATTAGGTATAGAAATGGTTGGAATTTATCCGAGGATGAACTTCCAAGCCCAGCAGAGTATCTAACATATGAACCGGTTGCTCTCGACTCTTGGCCAACGATAATTACTGTTGCCATATCTACGCGTTCGTTCAATCGTGTCGGGTATGGTATAGGGGCTGACCCGGTATATAAAGTGAATTACTCAATGAGAACATATATTTGGGTAAGAACCGATGGCTCAAAAGAAACCACCGAGATGCGAGACAGACTCACCACCGTTGTCCGCTCTGCTCTTTTGGATTACCCATGTCTGCAGCGGGAGGGCGCAGAGAGGGAGGCTCGCATAGAGGAAACCACCGTGGTTGAAGAGTTCTCCGACCTTACGATGTTAAAGGGCGACCGAGTTCTTGCTGGAGCCTACATAGGGTATGACTTATCTATTGACGAAGTTATAGCTCGCGACAATATTGCTGATGAGGTTATTGAATTCGGCTTAACTGTTGGTCAAAACCCACTAACTGCACTTATTTCTAATTTTACAAACGCGGCAAGCATTTCAATAGGCGAGTAAAATCGTGAGTGGTGAAATCGACTTTGTTGGTCTTGGGGAAAAAATAAACGAAATACCTGTTGAATATGCAGGATTTATGCAAATTCAAAACCTTTCCCCAAAAATGCTCAAAGTAACCAACGACGCCTATTTGCTAAGCCGGGCGTCTGCTTTGGTGAAAGCCGACAACGAAAAAGTATTAATTTTAATTGACAAAGGTTTGGTTCTCCTGGTTGAAACCCCAGCTGCAAAAGAAGCAAAACATGTCGAGAAACCAAAATCTCGCAAAAAAGTCAAAAAAGAAATAGAAGCGCACCAAGACCACGTACTTGAAAACTTAAGTCATCTTTTTGAGGGTTCAGACAAAAACGTACGCCAAACACCTTGAGTAACCACCTATAATTTCAGTAGTCTCATACGAAATAGTTCCTGAAAGAAATGGGACGGAGGAAAAATGCCAGGTATAGTTGTTACAACGGCGGTCCGCACTGGTCCAACCAATACGCAAACCGCGCCAACAGCGACGTTGTTTGTTGCTGGAGTAACGGAGAGGGGCCCAGACGGCACTTCACACCTCGTTACCAGCCTTTCGGACTTCGAAGATATTTTTGGCGGGTACACATCATCGGGTTACACGCACCAGACGATTGAAACATTCTTTGAAGAGGGCGGCGCACGTGCTTATGTTTCACGCGTCGTCGACGAATCGGCCGCTGAGGCAAGCCTTGCTCTTGCCGATTCCTCTGCTGCAACATGCATAAACCTTCTTGCCTCCGGAACTGGCACTTGGGCTAACAGCGGTGGATTGACTGCTCAAGTTGAGCAACCAACTGCGAGCGTGAATTTCAGAATTAAAGTTCGCGTTAACGGAACCCTGGTTTACACGACAGAAAATCACACAAGCCCAGCAAATGCTGTTAATGAAATCAATAACAGCGCAACAGCTGCCCTGTACTTAACGGCCACGACTGGTGCATCAACGAATATTCCTGCTGTTGTTGCCGCAACAAACTTTACTGGTGGCACAAATGGAAGCTCGTTAGTTGCAGCAGACCTAGAAGATGCGTTGGACACATTCACCAACAATCTTGGACCAGGTGCAGTTGCTGCTCCGGGCTTCTACGCAGAGGCAATGAGAGATTTGGTATTTGCTCACGCAGCTTCCAATAACAGAATCGCTTTGACATCATTCGATGAGGGCACGTCTGTTGCTACAGCAATCTCCGAGGCTGCAAATCACACTGGCGACGATAATGCGCCATATGGTGCGTTTTTCTACCCATGGGTAAAGATTCCAAACGGAACACTCACAATGATGGTTCCACCAGAAGGTTATGTTGCTGCCAAGAGAGCACGCGTACATAATCTTTACGGTCCGTGGAACCCTTATGCAGGTGAAAGAACAGAAGCTACATTTGTGACTGGCCTTGAGACATCGCTCTCAAAGACAGATTCAGACAACCTTGATGAGAACTTTATCAACGCGATTAAAATCATCAATGGCAGTGCGAGAATCTACGGAGCTCGTTCCGCCTCTGACGACACAGCAAACTTTAGATTCATCATCTCTCGCGAGGTTCTGAATCAGATTGTCTATGAAGCAGAGAGCGCACTTGAGGCTCTCCTCTTCTTGCCAATCGACGGAAGACAGTCGACATTCTCACGAGTTCGCGCAACACTGACAGCCATCATGGAAAGAATCCGTTTGGCTGGCGGTCTGTACGAGGCGTTTGATGCAAACGGTAAGCAGCTTGACCCTGGCTACACAGTTCAGGTGAACAATGCAAACAACCCGCTTACTCAGTTGGCAACTGGCGTAATCAAGGCCAAGGTTGGCGCTCGAGTTTCTTCAATCGGTGACACGATTGAGGTCGAGATTACAAAGTCAAACCTGACTTCAACATTGGTCTAAGAAAATAAAGTAAAGACACGGAGGAATTATGGCAATTTCCACAAAATTGGCACAGCGACAAATCATCGCAGAAATCACGCCAGTTAGCGGCGCGGTTACTGGGCCGACCCTTTCGGGGTATTTCGCTCAGGTGTCCGGTGGAGAAATCACAGCCGCTGTAGAAAAAATTTACATCGGTGGGCAGGCTTTCCCGGAAGTTCTTTGCGCCCCATCAGAAGTAGGCGACGTCACACTAACCAAGCATTATGATGCCGACATGCGCGTCCTAATCAACCAGGTTCGTCCTGTTGTTGGTCGTGCTTACTATGACATCAAGATTTACGACACTGACTGCGACCTGAAGAATCTTCAGTCGGAGCGTGTTTATGCAGGTGCCTTGCTTGTTGGCTTATCGGAGCCAGAAGGTGATGCCTCATCTGGTGCGCCAGCGACGATTGCTCTTACGTTTGCAATCTCCGGTGTTCCTGCTCAGGCATAATCAAAATATCTAATTGACATCCACTACTGGCCTGGTGCCAGTGCTAGTGTTTGCAACATGACAAACTCATTTTACTCAGAAGACTCAAATTCCTCTTTAGATTCTGGCGTGTCTGGTGAAGATTCAGATAACGTTCTGGAGCAACTCACAGCCGTGATTAGCAAGAAGGTTTCGCGACCCGATGTATTCATCAATGTCCCAGAGCGACCAGGCGTAACTCTGCTCATCAGCCCAAACATCACGCAGCAGCAAGTTAAAGCATGGCAAAAGAATGCTGGTTCTGATTCAAAGACTGGTCTTGACGCAACAAGATTTGCATGTCAAGTCATTGGTCACACCACAAGAGGAATTTACTTCAACAGTGAAGAGGTTCTAGAGAATGGGAAATCTCTTGGATTTGCTTCTCCGGCAATTCTTAAAATGACCGGTGCAGCGCGAGCACTACCGGATGCAGTTCAGAAGTTTTTTGGACTTGACCCACACGTAGAGGCAGCAGCGTTAACAATTATTGATGCAGCGGGCTTCGGTGATACGGTTGAACAGCAAGAAAACCCTACGAATCCGTCCTCAACGAATTAACCGACGATAGTCGAATAGTTACAGCCGCCCGACTAGGGGAGGTGTTTGGGACGGACCCAATAAGAATTCTAGATTGCTCATTCGAAGAATGGATAATACGCCTTGCGTGTGCTAAAGTTATTGAGGCAGACCGTGAGGCAGCTGAGCGTAAGTCTCAGGGGTATTAGCGAATGAGATTTATTACCTAGGTAGGGTCATGGCTGACGAAATCGTAAATTTAAATGTTGACGTTGACGTCAAAGGTGATAATAAGCTACTTACTACCGCGGCAAAACTTACGGCCCTCGATGCTGCATCAAAACGCTTAGAGAACAGAACCAATCGACTTACTGGTGCTATGGGCAGGCTGAACCTGCAGATGACGACCACAAGCAAAGGCGTCACAAAGTTTTCCAAGCAGCTGAATCTCGTCGAAAAAATTGGTGCCAAATTTTTGAAAATGGCCCGCCTGCTCATGTTTAGCGTCATAGCTTTGGGTATTGAATTCGGTATTTCAGCCCTTGCGCTGGCAAGCGTTAACGCTGCTTTTGCTGTCGGGAAAATTGTTGCGCAGGCATATAACTATTTAATGCAAGCCCTGGCTGGGACCGTTGCTGCGGTTGGAGTTGCGGCAATTGGTGCAGCTGCGGCGTTTAAGGAATTTCAAGCAGCCCAGTTTGCATTTAGATACAAAGATTCAAAAGAGCTTGGCTCCGCTCTTGACCAGTCTGGCTCTGGACTAAGAAGTTTGTACAAGGACGCCACGTTGGCCTCAATGGGCGTGCAAGCACTTGCTGGTGCTTTTGCTGCTGTGAATAAGCATTCCGCTTTCACTCCGGCCTCTAAAGCTGCACTAAAAGCCATGGCCGACTTTGTTCAATCAAGCGGTGACCCCCAAAATGCTCTACAGGCGGCTGGTTCTTTGGTGGGAATATTGCAAAAAGAAAAGAAGTTTACTGCCGAAGCTCTTCAAGCAGTAAAAGCAATTAGTCCGGAGTTTGAAAAAGCATTTAAAAAAGGAAATTACAAGGACTACAGAAAGTTCTTGGAAGACCTTCAAAGCGGGAAGCTAGCCCTAGACGCTGGAGTCTCTGGGCAATCTGGGACTATGGCTCAGACCCTGGTTGGTCAATTCAGAACTTATCTGAGTTCGGCGTTGGTAGAAATGTCTGATGTTGGTGTTCGTGTACTCGAGCCAATCAAGAAGGCAATGTCTGACATTTACTTCGGCCTAGAACGAACATTTAG